GTTTGATGATCCCTGTTATTACCGAGGCCATCGTTCCCTCACAATTTCACCGAACGCCGCGGATACGGCCGCTTGCACTTTGTCTGCATCTTCGGCGACGGTCGGGCGGATGAACGGCTGGGCATTCATCTTGTAGGTCCCATATTCAAGGTACGGTGCATAAAGCGTTTCTGGCCCTACCTCATCCACAACGTGATCATCATCTGCTTCCAGGATGTGCGGTTTGATGGAGTTTTTCGTGGCCGCCGTGTCAACCGGTACGCGCATTCGTTCTCCGTCGACAACGACGTAAGCCCCGGCTCCTTCGATATCAAGCAAGTCCTGCTTTTTCAAGACGATGCCTTTCAACGCAAGTTTCAACTTCGTATCATCGACGGTCATGCTTATTTTCATATTCCGACCTGCTTGAGTGCGCATACGCTCCCGAACGTGTCCCGGTTGCGTATCCCGATAATCTCGTATGTCTCGTTAATTGCGTCGGTCTCACCGAAGCGCCCGGACAGTTTGAAGCGGTCGCCTTTAGAGGGGACGGGGCCAGCGAAACGTACCTCAGCGGCCAGTTCTTCAACATCGACGTAGGCTTTCCATTTCTCGGCTGCCGGCTTGTCTGTGAAAGCACATTCGACAGCGATTTCACTTTCTACGTTGATCGGCTGGTTGTAATCGTCGTAAAGCCCGGTGAATACGTCGATAACCAGGTATCCACGATCTGAATAAAGCATACCGGACACGTTACGATGCAACTGAGCGGAAAGGCGGGCGTTCATCAACATTAAGGTAATCCATCCGGCGCAGTATATACGCCGTCCACATTCTCGTAACTGTCCGCCCGGTGAGCGTGTTTGATCGTGCATGTTGCGGTAATAGACGATATGCCGTATTCCTGCTGCATCTGTTTGAGGAGCGTTTCATATCCTGCCCGAGCACTTGCGAACGTGACGCTGTTCCAGTCCTGGCGGAAGTCCGGCGTTGATAGTTGGGTGATGATGTACTTGATGCAAGCAACGACCGCCGATCCGACCGATCCAGCCGTTATGTAATATTGGATCGTTTCGTTCTCGAGATAATGGCCTTCATCATGGTTGTCACCAATCTTGAAGCGCACGATATCAACGTCAGTTGCCATGGACGGATCAAACGAGTAAGTCATGCCGTGATTTCCTTCATGATTGTCGTTGCAGCAAAGGCAATCGATCCGGAGTTCGGGAACGATAAGCCGAGCGCGTCACCCGGTTTTACATATAGTCCTTCCGGGTAAAATGCGGCAAACGGAACGCTACCGGAAGCCAGGTCAAGCAGATATGCGGTTGTGTCTTTTGTCGATCCGCCGGAGTCGTCAAGAAATATGCGGAAGTTCTCCGCATCCGTCGGCGTAGAAGCCAGCGTTAGCAGAACGCTTTCGATCTTTGTCAGAACCGTCGCACTGTGAGAAGCCGCAAGTGAGCCAGAACCGGCGTCTTGTTCAAAACGCAGGATTGCATTGTGGATAGGAACTCTGGTTGTCATTCATCCCCCTTGTGCTTGCGGGTGCGGCGCACTTTTACAGGTTCGGGCTCGATGGGCGCATGCTCTTCCGATTTGGCTTCTTCTATGGCGATAACCGGTTCGTCTGCCAGGATGTCAACTTTCTCAACATCACCAACTCGCACCATTTCTGCCAGCGCAAACAGAGGAATGTCACCTGGAACAATCGTTCCAGGTCTGTGAACTTTTCCGCGCTTGTCAATTACTTTCTTTACGAAGCGGTACATATCCGCCTCCTTATGTGGACTGCGTCCAGCCGGTGTTGGTGAGCAGATCCCAAATCGTCGCGGATGCAGCCAGCATTGTGAAGTTATTGCCAGAGCCGCCGGTGGATCCGGAGGTCATCGTCGTGCCCCCCTGCAAACCGGTAACGGTCACGACGTGGGCGAGCGGTGCTTGGGAGCGGATGTGCAGAATCTTAGAAATGTTCGCAGCTCCCGGCGCTGCCACTGTATAATCTTCGCCTGCCGTTGCTTTGGTCAGCACGGCATGAAAGATACCCGGATCAATGGCTTTGTCAGCGGCAGCAGAGCCGGAGTAAACCGTAGCTGTCGGAAACGTCACGCCGCCCGTGAGGTCGCCGGTTACATCGCCAGTCAATGCGCCGACGAATCCATTTGTGCTATCTACTGGACCAGAAAAATGAGTAGTCATATTACCTCCTGAGTACCCGCGTGGCGGGGTTTAGCGGCCTCCGCCGCGATTAACTCGGCGAGGCTGGCCGATTTTCACCAGCCAGCCGTCATAATTGGTTGATTAGGTGACGGAATGCCCGTACACCCAGCGGAAGTCATCCCAACCGTAGGAATGGCGCATGTAACCACGATAACGGGCAACCAGATTGTACGCACCGGTGGGGTCGTATTCGAACTCCGGCAGGGTATGGTTGTACCAGATCGCGTGCATGGCCGCTTTCACGGTGTCGATCATAAACCAGTTGTTGGTGTCGGTCAGAAATTCATCTACAACAACCCGCAGACCAGCGGAACTGACGTAGTTGCCGTTGTAATCCGCCTGTCCAGGCTTCTGGATCGCATTGATGATCTCGTAGGCCGTAGACTGAAGCGCAGTCGGGACATACAAAACATTGAAGCGAGATGGAAGCGGAAGACCACGATCGTTTTTGAAATTCATCCCTGCCAGGAGCGTTGCCACAACAGCGGCATAGCTCAGGGCGGTCGTGCCGAGATTGCTGATTGCAGTCGAGTCAACGGTATTGGTCGGATGGGAAGCAGAGCAGAGATAAACGCTATCGTAACCCGTAACGGTTGCGAAAGCATCATTCAAAATCCCGGATGCCTGGTAAGCACGGGTGTCCGTGAAAGCCATTGCGAGCGTCTCAATCCTGCTGCGGATTTCCATTTCTCGCCCGTCATCCCAGAGCATCCGCTCGATCTCTACGCCGTCCGCATATTGTTTATGCATAAACGTAGCCTCATAAAGCGGGCTGAAAGAGTCGTAATGGATCGCTGTTCCGTTTCCTTCGGCAGTTGCAGCATTGTATTCAGGCACAAGCCCAAACGAGCCAATTCCCTGAGAGTATTCGGTGGGTTTCGTAGAACTCCGAACACTCATGAATTGCATCATGGGGGAAGCTGCTGGATTAATCGTCTGGCTCCACCAGAATTTAGCGGCAGGCGTAAGGTAATCCGCCCATTGTTTCTGAATCATAGGGGTAGGCATTTCTTATTCTCCTTACATCACTGCCATTTTGGCGGAGTTGACGGTGCAATAAACGGTCAAGCCGCTGTCTTCGGTTTTCCAGACAGACAGACAACCGCCGGACGTATCGCCGACGTCCAGGGAGCCGTCGCTGTTGAAGTCGAACGTTTTCCCGGAGAAACCGGAATAGCTGGACGCGTCAGCGTCAGCCGTGCCTTTGATAACGTCGCCAGGGCGGATCAGATAGACTTTGATAGGATCACCGGCAGTTGCAGCTGCGCTCGTCGCTTCCGCTGCCAATCCAGCAAACAGAACGACCGTTGCGGTCGCTTCATCGAGTTGCCCGCTCGTCAAAATGAGGGCGGTCCCGACTTTCGTTTCGAGACTTGTAGACGCCTCAAATGTGTAAGATTTCGGGGGTGTAAGACCAAACAAGTTGGTCACATACTCCCATGTGTAAGTTGGCGCGGCCATATTTTCTCCTTAAAGATTTTTGGCGTAATCCTCCGGTTTTACTCCGGTTCGTTTCGCCGCTGCTATTTCTTCCGGTGTGAGCGTAACCATATCTGGCGCTCCACCGCCCGTTCTGCCTGCCCCGATGTCGTAAGGCGCTGGCTTGAGCAGCTTCGCCTTATGCTTTGCCAGCCATTCCAGCTTGTAGCTGGTAGTGCCTTCCGGAACCATATCGCGGACGCTTTCGGGAAGATCGGAAACCTGCGCATCGAGCACTGCCCGGAGCGTTCGTTCGCTTTCCTCAGCGACGGCAGCCTTTGGGCGAAGGCTTTCAAGTTCTCCGCGAGTGTCCTCGTAGAGTTTTTTGAAGTCTTCTTTCTCGATGAGCCGCTTTTCCTCAGCCTCCTTGTTTGCTTTTTCAATGGCAACAAGGCGGGCTTCGAGTTCCTTTTTCTTCGCGATCTCCTCGTCAAGCCGACTTTTCGGGATCATGTGCTCGGTTTTGGCCTGATCCGTAACAGGTTGATCCACAGCAGTTGTGACGGCGGTTCCTTCGGTGCTTTCAGTTTTTTCAGGTGCAGACATTTTATTTCCTCTATCGTTTTTTACGGGTACGGCCCGGAGGTTAGTTAACAAAAAAAAGACGATGGCTGTGATTTCTCACAAGCCACCGTCTCATAACGTTTGCTCGTCTTTCCTGGGTGCTCCGTTACCGTTTCATCCAGGCTATTATTTTAGTTTTGCGTATCGGTCGTTACTCCGATTATCCCCAGGGCGGTTATCCTTTAGGGGCATACATCCCGTAGCTCAGCCATTGCGTGTCTACTTTCCACGCCGCCGCAAAACTATGTAACTACATTATAGCACAGATTGTCAACCGTGTGCATTGTTACGCAGGAATTTCCTCTCGATGGCGGCGCAAATCGCCAAAAGAGCCGCACGAACGGCGATCCAGAACTCACGATCTGTCATTCGCACCTCCGACGAGAATAAAGATGTCTTGCAGCACTTCTTCTCCGTCAACGATCTTGTACCGGGCGGCGATGTCTCTGCCTTCCTTCGTGCCGATGTAGCGGACGATGTAGCGTATTCCTTCGCCTGCGGTGTTCATTTTGATAACTGTGCCAAATTCCATCGTCACCTCATCGTCTGATATTCATGCGCCGCCTTCAAATCCACCGCATGCGGGCAATTCTCGGTCAAGTGAGACGTTTCGCCGCAGAAATCGCATGTATTTTGATCCTTACGCTCGACCTTGAAATAATGGCCATAATTGCATTGAAAAATATCAGCGCCAACAACAAGCATAATGTACAGCGGAATTATCCCAAGTTTTTCGCATTCTGGGCATTTCATCATTCCTCCTATAACGACTGATCCCAATCTCCAGACCAGACATGCACGTATTCGATGTGGCCGGATTTGTAGACGATACCATTTCCAGGATCGTTGTACAGATCATAATTCGCCTGGATGATAGGCAACCATTCCCGTTCAATCTCGCCGTCGCTGCGCGTGCGCACGAGCAAGACCATCGATCCAAGTTCGTTCTGATTGACTTCCTGGCGCAGAGATAAGTCAACGTATTCGAGAGGTGTACTTTTTACGTCAACGGCAGGCCGGGCGTGAAAGATGCGTTTCAACCAGGAGAGGAATTTACTCATTTATGCAACTCATCCATGATACTTGGATCATTTTTTATAGAGCGTAATATAAATTCAATCACTCTCTCTCTGTTACTTTCTTCTTGTTTCAAATTCAAATAACCATTCTTATCGCGAAAGTCAATGATGTTTTTACAATGAGAACATTCAATCATAAGTACACCTCTACTCTCAAACCCATTATCTTCAAACCTAGTCTTGCAATGCGGGCAAGTATAGGTGTATTTTATATAATAATCAACAGGTATATGATATCTAACCAGTTGAGTTTTCTTAGGACGTTTTATTTTTCCAGGCATTATTCCTCTTTCTGGTTCCTCAAATAATACTGCTCAGCCCCATCACCAAACATCCCTTTCTTTCGTGGTTTCTTAATAACAATATCCCCATCTTTCCATACAAATTTATCATCATGTTCATCGCTCATGGCAGATACTCCAATTCAATACGAGTGTAAATATCTTCCGTATCGAATATTTTTGTAACCCTAAAATTTGATCCTCTCTTTAACAAGATTTCATCTTCAAATGAGAATTGATCTCCTTGAAGAGATGGGGAGATAACCCTTGTTCCTTTCGGAAGTTTTATTTGCATAATTACAGGTTTTTCGGCTCCACGCTCCAACGAAACCCCTTTTCTCGCGAATTGAAATACCTGATCTCTCGATAAGGATGTAGATACATATCCATTATCAGCGAATATAGTTCCTTCATTAAGTTTAGAAATATCTAGGGTTGCTCCCCTCCATACCTCTATTTCGTTCGGGATACCTTTTACAACAGAAAACTCTTTATCAAGTTGTTTACTGATAAATCCTAAATCTTCCCCAAGTTTTTCGCCGTTGCGCAAACGGGTATTTATCAATTTGTATCCGTCTGTAGCATAATCCTTTCTCGCAAATGTCATATCTTCTGTTTCACGTGTTGCTTGATATTCTTGCAAATCGTATAAAATCTCTTTCGCTGTTTTGGGCTTCTTTATGGTTGATTCTTTGGTAGGTTTAGAAGCCTTTACTTTTTCGGATTGTTCCTTTCCCCTGGATGGAGTTCTCGGAACATAATAGGTTTTGGCTTTTTCTTCTCCAAACATTCCCTTCAGGCTTTCCTCGACGGTCATTCTTCCGAAAACGGGATCGGTGTGCTCTCCGACAAACTCGCTCAGCGGATGCCCGTCAAGATAGGCTTTGTACTTCGCCGGGGTGGCCTTGAATGACGCCTGCCTCTGTTGGCGCTCTTTTGAAAGAGAGGCAAACCATTCCTCGCCAGTCTGGAACGGTACGAATTTGCGATTGCCCGGCGTGCTATCGGCCTGCATCTGTTCCGGGAAGTCCGGGCCGCCTAAAACCTGGTAGAATACAGAACAATTATGTGTTATAATACCATTACTGATGTACCATCCTTTTTCAGTTTGAATGGAGTAAACATGGCCAGAAAAGCGAATGACCTCGACATTAACCACGCAATCGAATGCTATTTGTCCGGTGATAATATCTGTGTTTCCGCTAAGTCCGGGCATACCTCTCAAGAGAGATTGAGAGATATACTCAATGCTAAGGGGATACTTAGGACAAAATCCGAGAGTTCCGACATCAAATCCCGTAAAACATCCATCGCTTTTATGAAGCGAAGCGGCCTTTCTATTGACGAAATTGCCTCTCGTTATTCCTCCGGTGAGTCCGAACTCTCTCTCTCTAAATCCCTCAATGTTTCCAGGAGCGCTATTGCCAACAGACTTTTCAAAGCCAACATAACAAGGCGCACCGCCTCCGAAGCAGACAAGTTGCGCTTTGAAAGAATGACTCCGGAAGAACTTGAAAAGGTCACAAATTCTATGCACGAATTTTGCAAAGGCAGACCGCTTCCAGAAGAACATCAAATCAAAATTGCGCAAGGAAAAGAAAAATCCGGAAAAGGCTCTAATACTGAAAAACTTCTCGCGTGTTGGCTTCGAGATAGGGGCGTTTCTTGTATCCCTCAGAAGGCTATTGGTATATACAACACCGACATCGCCGTCGATACCGTCGCCGTGGAAATCCTGGGCGGATATTGGCATAGCACCAAATCTATTCATCCTGAACGTGCCAGGTATA